AAAAAATTCAAACTAGGGAGCAACGCTCCCGTCAATGTTGAAACAGCAAAGAGGACTGCGGCTAGTGCTAAAGCCAAAGTCGCTCGCAAGAGTGTTGTCGTCCCTGGCCTGGAGAAGAACAGCCATACGACATATGACTGCGAGACAAGCTTCACGAACATCAAGCCTGTCGTGAATGTCACCCGAACGAAACTTGAACCAACACTTGCAGTTGGAGTTGCTAAGGGCGCCATTCTGGACAATGTGCCGATCACCGTGCCAAGCAACACCGCTGGGGCAACCATGCACGCGATGAAGAAGAGGTGCGACTATTCGCCCTCTCTGGAGCATATGGGGGATTTCCTCCTTGGGCACAAGTTGCTCATGGACAAGTTCACTCCTTTGGAGGAAATCCGCCTGGACAGAGACCTGTTTGACAGGTATCTTGAAAAGTGTGCGCCCGGGAAGGCTGAGCGCCTTCTTGCGGCTTTGGGGTCCCATGAGTTGCGCGGTGAGTTTAACACGAAACACGTGTTCGCGAAGCAAGAAGTCTTGCTCAAACCCCACGGGAGCCAACCCCGCGTTGTATATCAGGGGACAGATATGTACAACGCACTCACTGGCCCTATCGTTATGGAGCTGAATGATAGGATGAAAAAGGTGTTCTCGAGGGACAACCCGTTGAACGTGGGAAACGTCGCGATTTACGCATGCGGCGCCAGCGGGGAGGAACTCGGGGCTATCATGGATGAGGCGGAGGGGTCTGCAATTGAGTCAGACGCTAAGAACAACGACGGGAGCCAAAGCAAGGAATTTCGTCGCCCTGAGGCGATGTTTTACCACAAGCTGGGAGCACCAAAGTGGTTCGTGCAGGAATTTGCGAAGAACACCAGCACACGGGTGTGGACGCGGTATGGCGTCTGCGCCCAGTTAGACGGTCAGCGTTGGTCAGGGGAGACAACGACGACTACTGGTAATTCGTACGTTCACATGGCCTTGATGCAGGCGTCGTTGCACAAGGCCGGGATTGAGCGTAGCACGAACATACACGGTGGGGATGATTACCTGGGGTTTGTCAGTGGTGATGTCGCCAATTTCAAGGAATCGGTCGAGAAGACTTATAAGGTTTCTGGAATGGTAGCAGAGGTTGTCCCTCAGTCAAGCAATCACCGCGCGACGTTCTACCGTAAAAGGTATGTGCGGACGCCCAAAGGCAGCCTTCCCGTCCCTCAATTCGGCCGCGTGCTGGCCAAGATTAACATTCGCGCGAATCAAAACAGCGAAGTTAATGACAGAGACTACATGGCAGGCAAGTATTTGTCTGCTGCGTATGAACATAGGCACGTGCCCGGGATACCCGAGTTGTTGCTCGCAACGTCTGAGCGCCTTTCAGACAAACCTCACCTCGACGTCCGTCAGAGCAAGGCCGTAGAGATGGGGGGAGTAAAGGGTGTGCGAGCTATAGTGGAAAGGTGTAGGAAAATTGACGCTGACAATTTTGGCGGTTTCCTTTCAGAGGTGTACGGTGTATCACTCAGTGAGCTTGCCGACGTGTACGCCAGGGTTGCGGAGTCGTGCGTGGACTTCTGCAACGGCTGGACATACGTTGATAAGGGCAAGGTTAAAAACCGGCAAGGAAACCACAAGTACAAAGCTCCGGTAATGTGCGGCAGCGTCGTCGATAGCCTGACCAAGCTCGACACGTGAGGTGTGACAACTCACTCCAAAAGCTGTGGATATGTGATTAGCAAGAAACACAGACCACCAAC